GATGAACACCCGATAACACCCGATAACACCCGATAACACCCGATAACACCCGATAACAACCGATGAACACCCGATGAACACCCGATAACACCTAATCAGGCGCGGTGTGATGCGCACCACACCTGATCAGGCGCGGTGTGCGGCGCAACGCACTCTGATTAAGCGCGGTGTGCGGCGCAACGCACATCATTGTACAATGCATTCATTCGTTGAGATATTTCAGGTATTTGACAACCACCAAAATGTGTTTTGGTTGTCTTTAATCGTTCATAAAATACATCAAGGATGTTGAGTAACTCTTTCTGGTAGGGTGTATAGTCCCAGTCCGGTGAATCGACGAATCGGAGCACAATGTCTCGAATTGCTTGTGTGGTCATACCCAAGAGTTCGTAAATCAAAGAACGTCTCAATTGTCGTTTTTCTCTCTTGTACAGCAGTCGTTTGACATCGGATTCCTCAATCTCGTTCAATAGAAAACGCAGACGCAAATCGCGATGGGTGGTGTGGCCTCCGACATCCACCGGTTCCCTGGTGTTTCTATACTTGTGCCTATCGATCTGTTCAATATGCCGAATATCTCTCAACATCCTCTGTAGATGACTCGTTATCTGATCTTGATAACCGTGTACACCATGTTGTTTGTGATAGATCAGATCTGCCACCAATCGATAATAATCATAATCATCATGATGATGTACATTCCGGTGTACGTTTACATCATTCACCCCACGATCCGAAAAGAGCCACTCAAAATAATGAGGATTGTGCACCTGTGTCGTGTTCAACGGGATACCCTCTGACCAGTTGAATACACAATGGCAGCACACACACCACATTTGATCGCATCCTTCGATTTTGTAGATCCGCACGGCACAACGCGGACACGCTTTGGTCCTACCCATGATATCCTTCGCGCTTTTTACATCCTCGTCCTTGCATTCGTGTTTATCGTCGGATACCCCCATACATTCCCGACAATATTCTGTCCTGCACAACATGCACTCGTAACGTGTCGTCACGTATCCACGACACCCGATTTTTCCACAGGGCATCACAATGGTCGCCTTTTTTTCGATGGGAGGATTCAAAGAAGAAGAAGAGGATACTAATAGGGGAGGTGGCATCACCTGTCGTAATGCATCGATTTCTTTTTGAAGCTCAAGATCCTTTGTAGATAATTTGGATCTGGATTTGCTGCGGCACTGTTTCTTTTTCTTCTTGTATAAAATTTGCAGCTCGGCAAACATCTTTCGACGATCCCGTTCGATCGCCACAACATCCATATCCTCTGCCAAATACGGCATCTCTCGAAGAAACAAATAATGTTCTCTCCACGGCGTATAATGATCCCGCATAAATTCTGGACTCAATACCGTATATAAATATTCCTGTGGGAAAATACGACGACAGTTTACACATCCTGCCTCTCGTTCCGGGTTCGCAAGAATCCATTTTTCTAAACAACCGATACAACACGAGGCATCGCAATAACATGTCGTCATGGGTACACCTTCCATTATATTTTCACTACAAACCGTGCATTTGGATAGAATCTTCATTCTTTGTATTTATGAATAACAACGTTATTTCTTTAAGCGGTAGATTCATGGGGGTAGGTAAATACAACAGGGGGTTGGGACCAAAACGATCGGATGTTGAGCATTCGAAACAGGTCGTTCATCCACCAATCGGGAGAAAAATGGAGGGGAAGCCAATGCTCTACAAGTTTCTTGGCGCAAGACTGAGTGACAAGATAAAAACGGGCCACTCGCGTCCCTCCGTGCATACGACCATCGCGATACTCCAGATGATTTGATTTGGGGTAGACCAAGACATCGTTTTGAATGGGATGTTCATAGACATCACACCAATCACAATCAAACAGGACATCCCACTCCCCTGGGTACAATTCATCGAGCTGTTGGATATATTTCGTGAGAGTCTCTTGTATACGAGTTCCGGGTTGGAAACCGACCGTATCTTCCATAATCACCGCATAAGGACAATCAGGATGGTTTTCTACAAAGTCCTTCAGACCAAGGTAATGTTTGTACGAACACGAAATCATTCCAGGACGGAGATCGGACGGTTTGTACAAAAAGTTATGGGTTAAAAAATCATGAGAAGGGATGATACTTTGGATAAACTCCTCACTCAACTCGTCCTTGTTGGGATGACGCACCCAGTAAACGTCTGTTCCATCCGGATCGACCCCGGTATCCGTTAATTCTTTACGCAACCTCGGTTCCCGTTCACGGTCCACTCCATGGATGATGTAATAACGAAAACGAAACATCAATTAAAGTTCGCCTAAATTTAATTTTTAAATGTAAAGTTGTTTAATTTTTTTTTATATTTTTTTAAGTAATTATAAAAAACAAAATTCAATGAAGAACCAAAATCATCAAGATCATTATGATCATCATGATCACCCGATGATTAAAAAAATAAGGTCCAAGATCCCTATGGACGTGAAAAAATACATTTCAAAACATCTTACACCTATGAACCCTGTCGATGTCATGGAGAACATGTTGGTGTACACCGAAAAGTATTTATCTGTCGATCAACCTCATCAGCTACCACCCGGAATGCCTAATTCTATCACGCTCCATTTTCGAAAAAATTTGCGCGTCTCTGTCTCCAACCAATTTCCAGCACCTGCCATTATTATCCGTATCGAACGCGTCGAAGGATCCATTAACATGTCGGCAGATTTCTTGGTGACACGATTTGCCAAATCCAATATCCTTCGTCTCCTCTTTTTCGCACTGGACAACCTGTCGCTCCAGGCAGGTAGAAATCAAGCTCTCTTGCAAACAACACAAGATTTTACTACCCATCTCGATCCACCAACCCGAAAGTCTTTTCACACGTTGATTCAAAAAAGCCTCCATAAATCAACGGCTGATCCCGAGTGGCTTGCCCTTGCCAAGAAAACTCTATTATTGTATGGTGGAAAGACATAAAAAACCCAAGCAACAACTTTAAAACTTTAAAACTTTAAAACGTTAATATACTTTAATATCTTTAATATACTTTAATATACGGTTATTCGACGTTTTGTATGGTGGTAGTTGGTCGATTTCTTCTTCTTGTACGTCTCATAATTTTCTCCCATCCATTATAATGAATGAAAGGAAACGAAAGGGTAGAAGAAGATTTATCACTTGTTAGTTTGGTTATTAACATCATTTCAGCATTCATTTTCTTTTGACTGTAATAATATAAAAGAAGGAAGATGTTTTCGTTTATAATTGTTTGATCCGTCACAAGAATTATATTTTTATTTTGATTCCATAAATTCACGATTTCAATAGAGAAATGTAGAATAAGGTACATTAGCAGAATATTATTCCCTCGAATTTGATTCGTTCTAATTTTATTATTTATATCCTTGTAAATACCTTCCATCAATTGTTGTTTACTAACATCATCACCCTTGAAGACTTCATTAAATTTTTTTATGATATCATTTATACAACTTTGATGTAAATCTTGTTTATTTTTCTTTATTTCACTTGTGCAAAAAATACCGACTTCACCTAACTCTTCCACCATCTTCTTCGTAAGGCGAAATAATAAACTACCTTTTTCTCCACACTCATATCTCACTGTTAACCATTTTCTCTTTTGTTGTTCTACTACCACATCAAAATCAACTGGATAAGTGAATAGAACATCAATGGATCCAGAACACTTCATTATTAAAGAATTCAGAACATCCGGGTTATATGTCGTTAATATAAACGTATTATTCAAGAACTGTATTCGTTGATCAGAGTTACTACAAGTGATTAATAAATTTAACATTAGGGATGATTTAAAAGTCTCTATCGTTAACTCTTCAGACTTATAATCACGTCCTAAATATTGTACCATGCTCTCGATAGTTTTCTTCTGGTCACGTTCTAAACATTGTCTTATACTTTGGGATGTTTCATGGAACATCACGTCCTCTTCCTGCACTTCTTCCTCTTCCTCAATACTGTTAGATGAAGATGAAGATGAAGATGAAAATCTGTATATTATTCTACACAACACTGTTGCCAGAAATAACAACAGCCCACCAATAACATAAATAATTAATGGAGTATTCATTAAAATTTAATTTTATTTTACAACTAAAAAATATTTCAAATAAATTTTAAAATTTTTTATATCAACAAATCAACAAAATAAAAATAAATAAGATGACAACAACCAAAATAATCGAAACCAGGCCTTGGGGGGAATTTCATATCCTCTTTGATGGAACAGACTGTAAAATCAAGCGGTTAGTCGTTCATCCCCAAAAACGGTTATCCTTACAGAGCCACAAGAATCGTAAAGAGCTGTGGCTGGTTCTTCACGGTCGTGGCAAAGCCCAGCTGGACGACACGATAACGGATATCCAGGAGGGAAGTATCATTCAAGTCGAAAAGGAACAGAAACATCGTTTAGTGAACGACGCAACGACTGGCAATTTAGAGATTATCGAGATTCAGACGGGCGCGTCCTTTGAGGAGGAAGATATTATACGGTATGAAGACGATTTTTCACGGGTTTGATTTTCGGAATAATATATCAATAGAATCGTGAGGTAAAGATTGTGCGATCCCGGTGGTAGCCATAGGTTTCAAAAAAGTAGTTGTGGGTTTCTTCCGCGGACCACAATCGTTTCACCGGATCCAGTATATCCGTTAAATATTGAATATAAAAGTCATCCGCATCCTCGTCATAGTATTGCAGACCCAATTGTGTCGCCGCGTACGAAGTGATGGGGAAAAACTGGTCCGAATTGTATTCTCCCATAGGATGAATTCCTTCTTGCAACCGTTGGGGGGTAATACCTGTCACATTCAGAAATTGGTTCGCCAAATGAAAGATCAACGGCGTCGACATGTGGTTGTTGGAAAAAAAGAGCCGTCTCGTCCGAAAATTTTCCTCTATGAAATCGGCGCATTTCATATCACAATCCTTCTCCTTCTCATGCAAGATCTTCATCGAAATTTCCTTTCGTTCCTTTAATGCAAATAAAGGGCTTTCGCGAAGGAACTGATCGGCCTCTTCTCGAGAAAGCGGAGCGGGCAAGAGTTCTCGAATCTCTTTGGTTTTATTCATGGAACTGGCATGCTGGAACAACCATAGCCAGTTACAGTATACGTAAGGCATCCTGACAAGACGAGTGTGGGGTGATACCTTGGCAAGAAGATCTTTGGTGGTATTATAGGGATGGGTGTCTCGCACATGTTGGTACAATAGGATATCGATGGTGGGTAATAATTCCTTGTCGAACCATTCCTGTTTTTCAGGATCCATCACCACGTAATTTTCAATCGTAAACAACTCGTACGTTTCAACGATCTCCGATAGTTTACTTATTGCCCCCAGCACATTGGCACCCTGGCAGTTGGTAAACGCCAAGATGCGTTTTTTCGCAACAACGATTGGTGATGATGAGGTGTTGGTCGTGGTGGTGGATATAATATCCATATCCATATCCATATCCTCTGCTACTACTAATGATACAACAACAAAAAATATATAAATATATAAAGAAACAAAAGATGTTGATGAAAAGACATGGTGCTGTTGTTGGGACTTTTGATAGGGTCCATTTATGCAACGACAATTACAGGTGCAGTAGGCCTGATGTATTACTGTCGTCGTCGGGAACCGGATAATGTTGCAATGGATGAGGATGAGGATGAGGATGAGGATGAGGATGAATAGAGTTACGTTTCCATCAATGAATGATTTAAATAGTAATGTTGTAGAATGTTTTTGTGTTCCAGATTAGTTCTGCAAGTACTTTATACCCCTCTTGGGTGGGATGAAGATGATCGGGTCCAAGCATTTCCGGGATCTTCAAACCATGACTATGTTCTGTGTCATTACGGTATCGAGGATCGATAAAGTGGCAGTCCAGGGGCGCCGAGGCGCATGCTTGTTCCATGAGGGGGTTGGCAAGGTCGGCAGCGGCATCCAAGCCCGGGATATCATAAAAACCAAGGTATAACACATGACGGATATTATTTTGGGCGGCTTGCGACCAAATATCTTTGGCGATGGTAATGGCGGTATCAATGGTTTGGGTGCATTCTTGGGTCATGGCTTCACACGCCTTGCGGTGGCTGATGACATCATTGCCCCCACCGTCCATAATGAGGGTCGTGATGGGGGGCGAAAACACAAGGTCTTGAAATTGGGCACGGATGCTTTTGATCCAGCCGTCTTCCAGAGAGGCGCCTACAAGGGCATGGTTCTCAATGGGATGCTGTGCCCATGTTTCGAGCCATTTCGAGAGAGGACTGGGCTCGCCACCAAAAAAGGGCATGCCACTCCAGAACATGGAATCGCCGATAATGACGGTTCGATACTCTGGAGTGGGGGTAACAGGAGATGCGCGGTGTAACAGGGAAAGGAGAGAAACGATGGGAAACAGAAATCGAAAACAGGCTTTCATATTTTTTTTTTCTTTTTTGTTTTTGTTTTTGTGTGTTTTAAAAAAAAAATAAAAAAAAAATCAAATTCAAAATATTCAAAATATTCAAAATATTCAAAATATTCAAAATATTCAAAATATTCAAAATATTCAAAATATTCAAAATATAAATTTATATATTTATATATTTAAAAATTATTTAAAAACAAATATGCAAGATGTTTCCTCCACACCATCGTCTGTTGCATTGTTAAGTACCCTCCAAAACAATTACCAGCAGTTGACCGTTGAAAAAATTACATGGATCCTTGTAAGTCTTCTTATTGGACTTCACGTATTTCAATTCTGTTATTTTTACTGGCAGTTTGATGAATACATGAAAAATAAAAATAAAGACAAAAACAAAGATATAGATAAATTTAAAAATGCTTGTATATTTAAGAATCTTTTGTTGAATAGTGAACTGTTTTTCCGTATTTATTTGTTCCTCAACAGTTCTTATTTTGTTATTTACGGATATATTATCTTTCATTTGATCAAGTACAAAAACTACAAAAAAAGTATTCAACATCAATTGTACAGTAGTCAATTACAACAAAAAAATCCAAATTCTTCAAACTTGTGTGCCAAAACTCCTGTAACGTCCGATCCGGTCATTGAAAAGGAGATTTCATGGATACTGTATATATTATCAGGTCTCATTGCCTACAGTGGACTTCGTTTTTTTTATCTCTTAAGCTATTATAAAGTTATTCAAAATAGTGACCATTTACAACATAAAAACTGTAATGATTTTTCAAAATTGATTACAGATACAAGATTTTGGTATATACTACAAGCCTTTTTCGACATTCTGTTGAACGGAATGCTTATGGCCTGTATTTATTTAGAAAGACAACATATGCGCGATATCTTTGCAGAACAACAGACGGAAAAAGCAATTGCCTGTCTTCCTTAGTGTAAAAAAAAGGAAAAAAAAATTAAAGTAAGTAAGTCTAAAAAAAGTATGTTCGGAATAAATAATATTTGGATCGTCGTGATTCTTCTTTTATTATTTCACTTGTTCCAACTTTCTCTTGAGGATTACGATAAATCATTACCATCTCTTGATAGAAATAAATTTTGGGAAAATAAAGCATATATATATCGTTTAGTCTATTATATCAACTTGTTTTACATAATTTTTTACATAGTCTTTGTGATATGTTTTTCAATTTACTATTTTTATAAAAAAAATGTTCAAAAACAATTGTTTAGCAATTTAGTAAAACAACAAAATCAAACATCAACACAATTGTGCAATACGATTCCTGTAACGTTCAATCCAACCATAGAATGGATAACATACATCTTTCAGTGGTTTCTGTTCGTTATCTTTATTATTAACTTGTTGATTTTTGGTTTGTTGTCTATGCAAACATATTATGACTTGAATATTAATAAGAATCCTGAATACATAAATGATGCTAAATACTTTTTTATCCCATTATTTGCCTTTTTCAACATTCTATTGAACATCTCTCTATGGAGTCTTGTGGATAAGGAAAAACAACATATGCGTGATCTTTTTGCAGAACAACAGACGGAAAAAGCGATTGCATGTCTTTGTCCTACGAATACCCTACCTATATCTTTGGCACACTGAGTTTGTCCACATCAAACGGTGTATAGGAAGTCGCATACTGGCCTGCGTCGGACGGACATCGTGGGTACCGTGACAAGAGGTCGTCATTAAAATGGCCAGCATTAGAGGATGAGTAGGCAGGACAAGGGCGATCTGCAAGATTTGGAAAGTACCAGTATTCATACTGCGGGTCGAGGGGAGGATCACAGGGGTCTTTTTCGGGAATGTAACCAAGGACGTAATCACGACAGTTGCCATTACCGTCACAATCGTTGGAAGGAGGCGTTCGGTTAATATCGGTGAATGCTTTGGATTCTTTCTGCATAGGAGAAAGTCCGGTGCCTTGTAGAACAAGAGGAGGCTCGGGGTTCAAGGAGGACGATGATAATTCAATGTCGTTGGGTGTACGGATGGGTCCACGCAGAACAGAAGAGGTGAAATCTTCTTTTGTGGTGGGATGATTATGGTTGGGATCGGTTTCAGAGGGAAGAATAATGTCCGGGAGGGTTGTTTGGCGAACAAAGAGGAACATCCATGCCACTGTCATGGATAACAGAAGAGTGACCAGAAAAATTTTAAGGGCGTTGATAAACAAGGTTTTACCTTCCTGTGGTTTGTGATCTTTTCGTGGCGCCATTTCTTTTTTTGAATAGATGGATAATATTTAATATTTAATATTTATAGTTTTCAAAATTTTAAAAAAGTTTTGAAATTAATTTCCAACCAACCACAAATTACGAATGACAAATTTCATGAAGAACGACCATGTTTTCATCACCAACAAAATCGATCATATCGAGGAACCAGTTCTCTGGATTCCGGTCAAACAAGAAGATGGCAATGGCCTCGAGAATTCTCTGTCGAATGGTACGAAAGATGACGACCATTTCCGGACGTTTCCAAAGAGATCGATGAGGCGTGTAGGTGATTTTCATAATTTCGATTAAATCCTTCAGGTTCGGCCTTGATCCGTCCAACGCATTCACCAACAGACACCACGTCTGCATAATCCGGTTGGCCTTTTCCCTCGAACGCGTATTCCGGTCAAAATAAGCCGTCGTTTCCCGGCACATTGGACAATTACATTTCATCTGCGTCAATACCCAACTCTCCGCACACGTCGCACAAAACGAATGCCCACACTCCAGCGTCACCGTGGATCTTGAAGACTTGGAAGATAGCCCCCGATAACACACGGGGCACTCCATGTCTGTTTGAATGCTGTTTGTTTGTCTGAAGAAAGGAGATAGAGGAGATAGATAGAGAAGAGGATAAGAAAAATGGATATACAAATTTATATAAATTTATATCAATTTTTGCTATTCGTTAATATCATATCTTCAATGTTAGTTAAGAAGAACTACTTGGAATCATTTTTTTTGTATAATATTTTACTCTCCATTTCCTTAATTGATCTGTTCCTGGTTGTGTTTGTCCTTGTCCTTTTCCTTTTCCTTGTCCTCCTCCTTTTCCTCCTTCTTGTTGTACTCCTCCTTGTTGTACTCCTTGTTGTCCTTTTCCATGTTGTCCATTTCCTCCTCCTTGTTTTCCTCCTCCTCCTACTCCTTGTCCATTTCCTCCATGTTGTCCTTGTCCTTGTCCTCCTCCTTGTTTTCCTCCTCCTCCTACTCCTTGTCCATTTCCTCCATGTTGTCCTCCTTGTTGTCCTTTTCCTCCTCCTTGTCCATTTCCTCCTCCTTGTCCTTGTTGTGAGTGTGTGAAGTAATACCACCCATAATAAATCAGGTAAAAAGGACCAAGGTACCAATGTAGAATGGCGAGTCCAATACATGTAATTATTTCATTGTTCCAATTACTATACACGGATAAAACCAAGGCGATGATAGAACATAGATTACAAAAGTTTTTAAAGGTCTTATTTTTAATGGACCGGTACATGATGGTGGAAATAATGAGGAGGACAACCACGATCTGCCAATTCGGGTTTTCAACGATCAGCATTCTATTTTTTTTTATTATGAAACGTTTTTTTATTTATCTTCTCCACCAAAAAATATTTTTTTGGGAAAAAGTTCGGATCGGATAAGGTGCCAAAAAGTGATGATCCGAATCCATTCTTTAAATTATATCATCATCTCCTCTCTCACAAACAAACGGATGCTAACCCTCTTTACTATAAAAACACACAGGTGAAACCAACCAACCAAACCAAAAAACCCCAATGTCGAACTGCTGCAACATCTGCACCGACAACTTCAACCGCAACACTCGCCGCGAGATCCAATGCCCCCGTTGTCCCCACACCGCATGTGCGTCGTGTGTCGAACGCTATCTGCTCGGATCGATGATGGATGCGCACTGCATGGACTGTCGCGAGGTGTGGGATCCCATCTTTCTCCGCCGGAACATGACCGCCTCCTTCATGAACGGTGCCTACAAGAAACACCGGGAGGCCATGTTGTGGGAAAGGCACCGGGCACTTCTTCCTGCCACCATGCCCCTTGTGGAGATGGACCGGGAAATCCCGGAGATCCGCGCGCGCGTGACTCAGATGAAAACCCAGATTTCGAATCTGAAGCGACAGGTGGCAGACACCGAGTACCTCCTCCGTCGGAGGGAGGCGGCGTTCCAAAATGCCATCGAGACCGGAGTTCTTCCCCCTGCGGTACCGGAAGATCCAGCGGATGGCACCACCCCCACTACCGCTGTTGCAGCGGAGGCCACGAGAACCCATTACCAACGGGCCTGTCAGAACGACGGGTGCAACGGTTTCATCAGTTCCAGGACGGGAGAATGCCCCTCGTGCAAGCACTTTACCTGTCTCGAGTGCAACATCGATCTTCTTTCCCGTGAGGATCGGGACGATCACGAGTGCAAGGAGGACGATGTCGCGCAGTGGACGATGATCAAGGAGTCCTCCAAACCCTGTCCGGGATGTGGCGCGAGGATTTCCAAGGAGTCGGGGTGCGACCAGATGTGGTGTCCGAACTGTCACACGGCCTTTAGTTGGTCCAAGGGAACGATCGAGCGCGGGAACATTCACAATCCGCACTATTTCGACTGGATGTTCAGCCAGAACAACCGCGATGGTGTTGGGGCGGCCGCCGCCGGTCGTCGGCGCGGGGGACACGGGGGATGTGTGGATCCCAATGAACGGACCTGGAGGGTACCGGAAGCACTGCAGACGCGTTGGGCGACGATCGCCGGGAATGCGCGCACGTTTGATTGGGAGATCACAGAAAAGCTTCGACGCATCGTTCACTGCGAACGCGTGGACCTGCCCCGTTTGGCGCGCAATGTCGGCAATGCGGACAGGGTGGCCGGCAGTTTTGTCAAGAGCCGGCTGGACTTTCTCAACAACCGGATCGATGAGGAGAAACTTCGTGTCCGTCTCCAGCGGATCGACAAGGCCAACACCAAGGCGGTGGAGTTCAACCAGATCTGCCACACGTTTGTGGCCCTAAGCCTCGATGTGTTTGACCGTTTCATTACGGACACACGCATGACCAAGCAGGAGGTTCTCCACGATCTTTTGGAAATTAAAGTTATCGCCAAGAAGGGGGTAGAAGATCTGAACCGTTGTTACTCGTCCAAAGTCACCCTCGAGGGGTTTTTTTCCATTTCCTTAAAATAAAAATGAAGAATCTTGTTGAAATCATGTAGAATTTAAAGACGACCAAACGATTTAAAGAAAATTTAATTTCTTCTTTAACATAAAATAATTTATAATTCATATTTTATTCAAAGAAGATATGAATCCTCTACACAACAGCCACAATTGCCATGATGGCGAGGAGTTTCGGGAATACATCCGGGGTCTTTTGGACTTGATTGGGTTGGCGGAACAGTACAAGGATCTATTGACGGACGATACTTCCATGGAATTATATCGACAGGCGTTCACTCATAATTCGATCGATTCGTTGATGAATTATGAGTGGTTGGAGATTTTGGGCGATGGGAGCATGAACAAGATGATTGTTTGGTACGTTTCTCGCCGATTTCCCATCCTACAAAATCCCGATGGTGTCAAGGTGATTGCACGATTAAAGATTAATATGGTGTCCAAGAAAAAGTTTGCAGAGATTGCGGAAGGGTTGGGCATGATGCGGTTTATTCGATATGATTCGGAACAGATTCAATCCAGCAATCTGGTGGCCCTTCGGAGTCTGATGGAGGATGTGTTGGAAGCTTTTTTTGGGGCCACCGAATGGTTGTTGGATGAAAAGGTGGAACCCGGATCGGGTTACGGCATCTGTTATCTTCTTCTTCAACATATACTGGATTCAACAGAGATCTCACTGGAATTCAATGACCTCTTTGATCCGATTACCCGTCTCAAGGAGACCATGGATGTTCACCGGAATCAATTCCCTGGCAATATCAAGTACCGACAAATGAAGGATCCTAATTACATTCCACCGGTGTTTAATCCAGAACAATCCAAGACCAGCCGTATGATGCACATGCACAAATATCCTCCACCTCTTCAAAAGGTACAGTGTGTCTACCAGGGCCCGGGGGCTCACGGCGAACTTGTTCTTGGTCGGGGAGAAGGACCTTCGATGGACGATGCAAAACACGCGGCCGCCCAAGATGCCATCTATTTCCTGGAACAGAGGAATATCAAAAAGAATATACCCCCCTATTATCTAAGAATCCGGGAATGGCTACAAACAAAAACGGATCCTCGTCGTTAGAACTTTGTCGTCGGCTTTTTCTTTCCTTTTCCACCTTGTTTTTTCACAACAGCAGAAGGGCACATGTACACACATTTGTTCACAAGGTAGAAAGGGTAGTACATGAGAAGATAAAAGGGCCAGAAGAAGAAACAAAGGATGGCGTAAAACACACGAAGAGGAGTACCCAGACACATATTGTAACGACACGATAAGGAAAGATACGCGGCAAATCCCCCTAAAATGATCTCCATCAAAAAATCCGTTGTTGAATAGTTAGGGTAATAAATGGAGGACGGTTGCGCTTGTGGTTGTTGAGGATGATTGTTCCTATAATTTTCGTTCAGAACCACCGCATTTTCCAGTGGTTGTTGTGATGGTGGTGATACCATCATCGATTTCGTCAAGAGAATAAACATGATGACCAAAGTTTTTTGTTTGTAAACGATACAAATAAAAAAAAATATTTTTTTAAATTATTTCACCACCCACACAATCATAGACAAGGGGGTTGGGTGTGCATAGAAAGTCGTAAAAAGTAGATCGATCCGGGGTTGGTTTCGAGGTAGATGGGAAACATCATCCACAAGTTTTGGGAACATAGATCAAATCCTTGGGGAGATCCAAATTTTGGTTGGGGCCATGCAGGAGAAGACCAAAGGATGGTATTCGGGGGGGTGCACGGAGGGTAATCGAAACGTATGATTCCTTCATAAAGCATAACGGTCGAGGACAAATCAGCATCCGATTCCGGATCCGGATTTTCCATTTTCCCGTTCATCAATGTTTCCGCGTGGTCATAGATGAACTGACCTTGGAAGGAAGGTATCTGCATCTGATTTCTCCAATAATCTTCAAACAACGAACGGACCCATCCTGGAAGATCCTTGGCAGAAAACTGGAGCATGGTCGAGTATCCACCGTGTTGATTGGTAGAATGAACCATTTGTAATACACGAATCTTGAAAGGATCGATCCATGAAATCATCCTATCCTCACATGTGAATTTAGGTTTGCCTTCAATCTGATTCGGGATATTCGGGATATTCATTCGTGGAATAATTTTTATATTTATTTTATAATAATTTTATAATTTATCATTGCAAAAATTTTATAAATGATGATATGATTTATAAATTAAAGACGTTTCATAATAAAAAGAAAACACGATGAAAAATAGGATGATGATAATGTCCATCTTCTTTTTATTATCCCCCCTTGTTTCTTCGTTTATTCCAGATTTTACAGAGCAACTAAAACGTCGTTTCCTACCCTCTCTTCGCTATGTTGTTCACAACACTAAAAAATACAACATGGATGATTCTCACAATGACGTGCACGCCGTGGACGTCGCCCGTTTGGCGTATCAAATCTTGAATTCTAATAATAATATATCTAATATATCTTATCCCATCATGGAGAAGACCTTGGTGTGTAGCCTATTGCACGACACGATTGATAAAAAATATATTTTGAAACCCGAATTGCTGCAAAAAGAAAAAAGGAAATTGCACCGATTTTTACACTGGGATCTCGGTTATACAAGGAAAGAATCCAGCACCCTTGTCACCCTCATGGACCAGACGTCGTACCACAAGACCGTACAAAACGGATCGTTCCAGGTCCCCGATCTTGTCAGGGATATTTGTGAGAATGACCCCTCTCTTTTGGAAATCTACCACGCGGTCCGACAGGCCGACCTTTTAACCTCGTATGATGTGGAACGCATGTTGTTGTACAAGTACTACCGGTTGTTTCATGAAACCAGTAACAATGACGAGAAGATACGCAGTGTCTATCTTGATACCCAACAAATGTACAAAGAACGCGTCCAACCCCTGAATTCCATACCTGGAATATTTCCGTCACCCGTGGCAAAGAGTTTGTCCGAAAAACTTCAACAAGACTGTTCGATCCTTCTCCACATTCTCGATACAGAATGGAGGAATCTCTATTCACCGTCCCAATTCCGCCGGTTCCGACTCCTCGGGCCGGTGTATCAGATAACGGCAGGATCAACTTTAATATTAGATTGATGAAATTGAATCACATGGAGACAAACAAGAATGTACCACAATATCATAAATTTAACAATGAGTGCGGCTTGCTCCACCCAAAATTTCCCCTTTCCCCATTCTGATTTGGGGTTATAGGTAAAATAGACGGCGACATTGATCAGAGTGGTGCAAAGTGCAAATATAAAAGCTTCCAGTAAGGAGAGATAACCATTCTTTTGGAAAACGTGACGATATCCATCTGGCAGAGAACCTAATCCTGTTTTAGTCTTAAATGTGTTTAATTTGTTCACAAACGGGGGGGTGTTAGACGACGACTCTTGCAAGATACTGTCAAAGAGAGAAAACCCGACGGAATAACCCATAAGAACAAACAGCGCGTAAACAGCAAATACGCCCATAAGTCCACCAAAGATGATTAAAAATCTCTCCATGGATTGTCTCTTCATCTTAGCATACTCTTTATCCAATGGGGTGCACGCGTTTGGTTTTTCGGAATCTTCTCCGATAACGACAGTATTATTAGGCGGTGTGGTGGAAGGTGTAGAAGGGGGTTTGGTCACCGAACATGCCTCTGGAGTTTCAAACAAGAAGGCAGCATCTAATCCTGCGTATTCAATAAAGAAGTAAAACATTGCCGATATCACTCCTGTCAACCAAATTGTTTTTTGATTATCTCGAAGAGGTGCCCCACGAATAAACATGATCAACGCCATACCAAGGACTCCAACCAAGAAGGATCCGACAAGAAAACTACTAAAATAGACAGGGTTTTTTTTAATCCATGTTGTAAACCGTGTCCATAAAGCGACCACAATAATACAGACTGCAAATAAATACTTGACCACCATTAATTTACTATGGATTTGATGACGGTCATTTTCTATCTTTTCTAACTGCCCTTCAATGTTTTGCACCAATACCATATCCCGGAATGAACTTGTTTTGTTTGTTTCTATCAGTTTTCCGAGTGCACCATTAAAACGTTTTTTTTGAATCTGACTAATATTTCCAAGTAAAGTACTTATGTTTTGTGGTTGTTGAACACCAGTTTGTGGTGGTGGTGGTGGTGGTGGTGGTGGTGGTGGTGGTGGTGCAGTTTGTTGTTTGGGATATAATGTACAAAAATTATCAAATAATGTATTATTGACAGACGTTGATGCATCATTACCCTTACCCTTCAATATTTCTATTCTTCTATTTGTTTGCTCCATACTATCATCGGGATACCCAATTAATTCTTTCATATCATACTTATCAAAATTAAAACCTTTCAATATTCCGCAAGTTGGGGGGCGGGTTTGTTCTGTTCCTTCAACTATACTGTCTTCCATCGGTTTTTCTTCCAAAAGACACATTGCAGAAAACATTCTACAAATATGTTGCATCGCATAGAATTTACCGGCAGTGTAGGACATGACGACAATCACAAGTCCCAAACCGATTGAACTTAATAACAAACCAAAACCCCAATTTTTGATCGCTTTGGCACTGGCTGTTTTACTGGTCGACTTGTAATAGCATATACTAACAAGAGAAAACAACACCAAGATGAAAAGGAAGGATAAATTTGTGATATTTTCAAAAAGGTCGTAAGTTTGTGTCATTTTCGCCATCAATGGTAACATGAATTTCAAAAACAATGAAAAAAAGAGGGGAACCAAACACACAAATATCATGGTAACAAGGTACCATTTTATTTCATTGAGCACGTTCAAATTCTTATTGGAATTTTCATAATATGTGTAACCGAGTAGTAGAACGCAACCAAGAAAGGTGAAGAAAACAAACCAATTGAATTCCGTATAACCTGTCCTCTGAATATTATACGCCACTGCGCATAACAAAATCAACATCCCAAAGATCGAAATGTATCTTAGCCACATTTGCGTGCGATGATTAGTGTTTACATCCTGTGGTGAGCCTTTGGTTATGTGTTTTATTAGAAACCCCATTACCGACAAAACAATAATCAAGTACAAAACACATCCACCATTTATAAGCATGCTATTTTGCTGTAATTGTTTGTTAGAAGCTGTTCCTAACATTTTAATTTTAATCACAGAATTATTGGAACAAAAATTTAAACATTTTAGGTATAATTTATAATCATAATCATCTTTTTCTTTTGCAGCCTTTACTGTTTGTTGTTGTTCCATTATTATTTCGAAACTATATTTTAATTTTAATGAAGGACGGAAAAATAAAAAAAAATTTTCAAAGATTTTTTTTTACAAATCATCAGAATGGTTTCCATCATCTTGTTTGTTGTGGCGTCGTCATAGTCGTCATACCGTTCCGATTGGTTTCAAGAAGATGATGAACCCGAAGCGGTTCTTTACGACCAATCCTATACGCGCGACCGACAATCTGTGTCCGCATCATCTCCGACATCTCGTGGTACAGAACAATATCCGTCGCCTCGTGGATATTGACTCCTGCACCATCATGGATCGAATTCATAAACAAAACACCGGTCTTGGAATCTTTAAAATCCTGAATCACACGCATCTTGGTCTCCGGCCGACGACCGCTAAGTTCTGCGTACCGGATCTCACATTGTGTTAGCACCTCCCTGATTTTCCGAAAGGTCTCGTCATAAGCTGAAAAGATGATGAATTTACCCTCCGGATAGGTATCCAGTAGATGTTCCAATACCTGGATCTTGGAAAATTTAAAATCGTTATTATTATCTTCTTCTTCTTCTTTCTCTGTTGTGGTGGTGGTTGTCATTGTGATCGTCGCCATATCCCCACCACCATTCTGGCAATTTTGGAGATCATCTTTTTCCATCATCGCAATCGTATCCTTCATATGAACAAGGTGGGCTGAAGTCAAGACTAACCGACACAAGGGACACGTCGATTCCGTCGTGGATTCCGTCGAGGACGACACGCCAATCCAGTTGAGGATACACTTTCCACAAAAGATGTTTTGACAACACGTGAGCATCACGGGGTCTTGGAACGAATCAAAACAAATAGGACACTGATCCTCGGAAAGGACGGTTCGAATGCGTTGTCGGAGCTGCGATAATTCCATCATTAATTTGTTTCGTTTTAGTTCCCATTTTACGATTTTGTCATGGTCACCCACGTTGGATAATGCCCCTGCCGCTGCCGCCGTCGCCGTGGCGGTTGCCGTTGCCGTCGTTGTGTTTTGGATGTGAGGGGATCGTTTCCATCTCGCAATTTTCCATTCGGCCTGTTGAAGGGCTTCCTTCTTTTCTCGGAAAAGCAAATCGTATAGATTCGACGACATGGAGGAACCTCCCATGGCCTTGATGGCACCCTCGATATTCCCGGCGCTGATCATCTGCAGGATTCCAGGAGAAATAATGTCCTGTACGATCCAAAAGATGGGTTCATAACACCGATGATAAATATCGACACATGGTGGAAGGCTGAAACTTTGTCGCACGAAATCATCCGGATTCTTGATAATAAGATGCTTGTAGATATTATAGTCGAGGTTGGTGCTGAAAATGCTGCTCATGAAATTGTTGATGGAACGGTGCTGGTATAATAACATGTCCGGTGTCGCGGATAACATCCAAATGTGTCCTGCCACTAAATGACGCATGGAAGGTATCCGACAATGGGTCGGATCGTCATAAATAAACCTCTTCCACGCACAATTCGGGAATCGATCCACAATGTTGTTGTAATACGTCGGGATGGTGAGCAAAATATCGACTTCGGCAGGATCCACCTGTTCACACATTCTTCGATTCGTGACTACCGTATAACACAATGTCGTCTCCTTCAACTCCTCCACCCACTGGTTTAATACCAACGGCGTCGCCACGACAAGATTCGTTCGCATCCGGTGGTACGAACTCAACGACCGTTTTACGATATACCCGTTGCCGTACACATTGATAATAGAACTACGAATCAACTCTTCGTGAATATTCCACTCCATCCGGTCCCTCAGAATCAAACCAATAATCGTCACCGTCTTCCCAAACCCGGCAATGTCAGCATAGATACCCATATGCAGATCAATCTCATAATGAAAGGCCCGTATCTTTTTTTCTTTTTCCCTAAGTTCCATCTTCTCCAACGCCGCCAATTGATGGGGGTACAACTTCTTGGTCATTCCCTCTGGACTCGATAGACCCATGATCAGTGAGGATAACGGTGACGGTGATTTATCCAACAAAAGGTCTTCCTGTTTCATCATCGTATTTTATCCCCAATCACAATTATTAATCTCGATTATTATCTTTAACAATATTATATTTTTATATTGTTATATTTGTTGTTGAGTGTTCTCATACATTAACAGTCACTTCTTGTTTTTATGTTTATGAAAAAAATTCGACAATCTTTTGTGTCGTTGGTTCAAGAAATTCCATGGTTCGGTTACTATAAACATGGTAATACACATCCACGTGTCGAAACCGACGAAACCGTTCGTGTTTCTCGTTCGACGTCTGAACGCATTTGTCCTTGTTAAAAAAAGACTCTGGTTTGACTTGAATAGCCAGTTGTTTTTCATGGTAGGTGACGATATAGTCCACGGCATAATCAAAATCCTCGCTCCTTGTGGCCAGTACGACCTTGATTCCGGGGATCGCCTTTTCGAGCACCGAGACCGACTTTTCTTCTTGCCGCAACCCACGAAGCGGTGCCACACAAAAGAGGTTGCGCATAAAGGTGTAACATTCTTGTCGACTAAATATTCGTTGACCGGGATACTGTTGTTGGTAGGCCTCACAGGTCTGTTGCGCCTCGTACAGATTGTTCCCGAAATCGGTCACGGTACCACGGCTTTGTATTCCACATGGACATGGAGGATGTGGAGGACAATGTTGTTCGATAAGATTTTCCAGTTCATTGTCATGAACAGGACGATGATAGGCCACCAGTGCCATCACCGGGACAGTCTGTTGACGACTGTTGGTCCTTGCGGCCTCGTTGAGAAAGTTGAGCGGTCCTCCTGTGGCGATGCGTAGATGAGGACGAGGTGGCATTTATTTTTAATCTTTGTTTTATTTTTTGATATATGTAATTTTTGATATATGTAATAATTAATTAGGTTGTTCGTTATCCATCCAAACTACCATGTTAATAAAAAGGAAAATTCATCATTTTTCGAAATTTAAACAGTCACGACTTTATCTTTCAAAACGATCATCAACATGAATTGTCGTCCTACGGTGAAAGGGATGATCAAGATATTAAGGGTGACCAACTATGATGTGGTCACGGGGATTTGTGAATTCATCGATAATGCCTTGGATGCAGGTGCGACACGAATCGAGGTGAATTTAAAAGAACGCGTTCAGGGAAGTCTGCGTCGTCCTCATCGGATCGTGGTGAGTGACAATGTGCCTGGGGGTATTCCTTCCGACATCTTGCCCAAGATTTTTTCACTGACGTACGACCGTCGTCGTGTTTCAGACGACATTGGTGAGTACGGATTGGGGTTCAAGGCGGCTTCTTTCAACCTTGGTGAAAAAATGGTGGTCTATACCAAGACTAATCATGTGGTTTATCAGGTGAATGTGGACTGGCTGGAGATGAGTGACACGGACCGCTGGGATCCAGAGATGATGTCTATATCCAATGAAATCTATGAAAGAAATCATCCTTTTGAGACTGGTACTTCTTTTGTCCTTGAAAATCTGCGTCCCGAATTCTTTTCTACGACCCCGATCACCACCCATCCCAACAATGAGGGGGATAGCAGCACCGGTACGGATCCCCTTTCAGAGTGGTACGAACAACTCGCCTACATTTACCGTTATCTTTTGTTGGAAAAACCGGACGTGTCCATTACCTTGCGCGGGGTATGGCCGGGAGGTGATCAAGAAAGTCGAGATCTGCGTCATCATGGTGTATTTTCATGGGCTTCCGATCCATGTCCGGTGGTCCATCCGGGCAATATGACAACATCCTCAACGACCTGGATTTATTCATGGATCCGGGTGTACCAGGACGAGATGGATCGTTTGCGGGCGTTTACGGTCACCACCCCGTTGAAAAAAGACCGGCCCCTGTTCTCTCCACTCGACGATCCATCGTCCGTGATCACCGGGGAAAGAGTGGAGTGCACCAAAAAGTGGAAGAACGGGAACCGTAATTTCCGCACCGTTTCGGTGGATCCCCCACAAATGGAAAGAATGGTGTTGGTCGATACCCTCTTGTTCCGCAGTGTTCACGAATCCGAGGCCTTTCGATCGTCCGAGCTGATGCAACGACATGCGACGTGTCGGTTGGACATGAGACGCAGAAACCGGGTGGTCGCGCGGGATATCAATCTTCGTCACCCGGATTCACAAAAAATGCAGTACTTTGTGAAACACGAGGTGGAATACAAAAATTATGCACTGAACATGTCTCTGGGTGTTCAATTCAATAAGAAGAATGCGGGGGGTATTCCGGAAGGGGAATTGCGGAATGTGTTGGAGTACTTGCAGAACCGACACGAAAAAATATGCGAGGACCAGGAAAAGAGTCTTTATCTACAAAAGATGATGATTTCTGCTTCTGCGTCTGCGTCAACAACAACATCACTGCCACCACCACCACCACCACCATTGACACCACCGGCGTTGGAGCTACCGTTAGTTACCACCAATCCAAAACGTCGGAATTTTTCGGAAAAGACAAAGATTCATGTTTTGCAACGACAGGAATGTCGGGACCGGCTTTTGGACGTGATCCTTGATAATCATATCCTTCCCATGGAGTACGACCACGCCGACGGAACTCCAACGAATAACTCGAGCGATAACTGCCAGGCCCTTTCTGTGATTACTCATGCGATAAAAACACGGAGTCCCGAAGTCTATGAAAAGCTCGAACACGATATCACCACGGATCGACAGGAACGGAAAGAGTTTCTCGTCCGTCTCCTCAACTCCATCTTGTGCAGCAAATATCTTGTGGTGGATCAGCTCGTGTACGATCCGACCGAAAAACGGTTCCACCATTCCACCACCACAAGTAAAAAATAAATTATTTTCTTTTCCAATCACAAAATATGATTTCTCAAGATCCAAAAGAATGGGGTCCCCCCACGTGGGTGTTTCTCGACGCCGTGATGAACACGATCCCACCGGAAATGAACAATTATTCAGAGCTTCGTCAGGACCTGGATCAATTCTGGGCCGCTCTTTATCTTCCGTGTGCAGAGTGCCGGGTTCACTTTCGAGAATTTATAGAGAAACAACCTTTTTCCACGGTGCCAAACGACACCACGGAGCTTCGCGCATGGTACCAGGCACTGAAAGACCATGTGTATTCCAAAAAACCGATCCCAACCCCACCACCCCAAACCCAACCTCAACCCCAACCCATTCCAACGTTGTATACTCAGAATCCTCAACACGCCAAGACCATGGAAAGAATGCGTCAACAAAGATGGAGGACGCAGGCGATGAGAACGGGTATGATCGGATGGACGTCCTCCTTATCCAGAAGTGCCAACAATAGCCTTCGCACGGCTTCCTCGTCTGTGTCCAACTCGTTATCTCGAAACACCTCCAGTGGATCCAGTAAATCCAGTGGAGGAGGTGGGTGCAAGACGTGTGGGGGACTTCGAGTTTCTCGATAAAAAAATATTTTTAATTTTTTTTTACCATTAAAACTATGGAATTTCATCATAATGTGTTGGAGTCTACGATTTTAGAAGAAATCCTCAAGAACCCATTGGTTCTTCAACATTCACCTCCAGAAGGCAAGACATTCGTTTCTTTTGATTACCCGCTCTCGGAGGAGCTACGAACCTCACTCAACGAAACTTTTGGAATTGAATTGAAAGGGTCTCATGTCCCAATGAGGTGGGCGCGTGGGAACATGCGTCCTCATATAGATCAAGGGAAACACACGTTTGAAAAATCGTGTGTTCTCTACCTCACCGATAACAAAGGTTTCCTAACCATCGAGGACTCGTCGTACCAAATTTCCAAAAATACTGGATTTATTCTTGACCGAGGGATGTGTCATCAAGTCACAGGGGCTTCCGAGGAAACCCGATTAATGATTGGACCCATGAGTGAAACCGGAATGGCCGTAGGAATTCCTACTTTTGGAGTAGAATATTATCCGATGGTGACGATTTATGGAGGAGGCGGTTACAGCACGAGTGGTACACCAATATTGGATGATTCGGGAACATTTTTACCGTTGTCCACGGTCATGAACGCCACGACTCCACCCATCACTGTTCCCGATGGAAAGGTGTTTGGAGGATGGATCATTGCCAATGTGTCAACCGGATTCGATTATACAGCTCTACAAGTGGTTCAACCTGGAGAAATGTTTGATACCTCTGATTATATGCAAGTCGGTCCCTATTGGGTATCGACCAACGTTCCCTGTTTTGCCGCCGACTCTGAAATTTTGTGCTATTCTCCCATCACCAACGAGGAAATGTATGTGCCCATTCAATCCCTACGAAAAGGAGACCTGGTCAAGACGTGTTTTGATGGTTACAAAAAGGTCGATATGATTGGTACTTCCAAGATGTACAATCCAGGTAACTCTCAACGATCCAAGAATCGATTGTACCGACTGACACCCAGTAAATATCCTGAACTTACAAAGGATCTTTTTCTCACAGGGTGTCATTCCATGTTGGTCAAGAAAATTTCGGAGGAGGAACGAACACAAACCGTGGAATTATTAAACAGGATTTTTGTAACGGATAAACATTACCGGTTGATGGCGTGTGTAGACCGCCGTGCCGAACCGTATACAGAGGAAGGGTTGTTTGATATCTATCATTTGGCCCTTGAAAATAAGGATTATTACATGAATTATGGAATTTATGCGAATGGTGGTTTGTTGGTGGAAACGACATGCCAGAGGATGCTGAAGGAATTGTCGGGGATGGAGCTGATAGAGTGATTGATTTCATAATTCATAATACGTTAAAAAGAAGAAGTTAATCTCAAATAAAAAAGACGAAGATGACGGTGACGGCAGTTATCTTTTATGCTTATCATGAAACCGAACCCTGTCGTTTTAATCTTGATTATTTTGTAAATTTTGGTGGAATTCTTCCACAGCATGAGTATATTTTTATAATCAATGGGAAGACGTGTAGTGTCGACCTGCCTTCTTCTCGTGAAAATGTACATGTAATTTCGCGTGAAAATAAAGGGTATGATTTCGGCGCATTTCATACAGGTCTGGAATTTTTCTTTCATGGTTTGGATTCTCCTTTTCGAAAAAAGAATATTGACTTTTTCGTTTTTCTGAACGCGTCGGTCATTGGCCCCATCACGCATAATTCTTGTGATTGGGATTGGGTACACTATTTCCATCACCTCTTTGTAGAGGATCCATCCGTCCGTCTTTATGGAACGAGTCTTGTCTGTCTCTCGGAAAAGGATGAAGGAGGAAGAGGACCCAAGATCGAAGGATTCTTCTGGTGTACCGACCTGTTAGGTTTGCACTTGTTGATGAAGGAAAGCACGATCTTCGACGATCATCAGTCGAAAGAAGATGTTATTATCAATGGTGAGTATGGTCTTTCCAATTGTTTATTGGGGAAATACGGATTCAACATTGGATGTATCCTTACGCGTTACCACGGGATTGATTGGAGGAAAGAAGAGAATTGGACGATCAATGAAATGAAACATCCTTCTCGCAAGGGAAGTTTTTATGGAGATTCTATAAATCCATATGAGACCATTTTCCATAAATGGTACTGGCATCACTTACCAACAGTCAATAAAGAAGTGATTGATCATCATATAGAACGAAAAATATCAATGCGTAATGTGCGTTGCGCCGCACACCGCGCTTGATCGGTAGGGGCCGGCGGGGGGAGAGAGGGCTCTCCGGTAGGAGAGCACCGATCGACTGTGGCCAGGGTTTCCTGGTGTTTTTTGGATTGTGATCGGTTATTATCGGGTGTTCAACAGGAAACCCTGGCCACAGTGTGCGGCGCAACGCACACCGCGCTTCATCGGATAGGTGATCGGTTATTATCGGGTGTTCACCAGGAAACCCTGGCCACAGTCGATCGGTGCTCTCCTACCGGAGAGCCCTCTCTCCCCCGCCACCGGGGGTATTTAAAGAAATAAAACACAACACATTTCTTTAAATACCCCCAGCGGCGGGGGGAAGGAGGGCTCTCGAAGAGAGCACCGACTGACTGTGTCCAGGGTTTTACGGGTGTTTTTAGAAAGTGATTGGGTGTTATCGGGTGTTATCAGGTGTTCACCAGGAAACCCTGGCCACAGTCGATCGGTGCTCTCCTACCGCCAACTGGGGTATTTAAAGAGATGATATTTTTAATAGATATATTTTTATATTTAGGAATATTTAAAGAGATAGATAACATATAACATATATAACATTTTCAACTTTCCAATCAATCAACCAAAAAATAGGAATGGAAAAGTTGAATCAAGCAGTCACGGAGGTAACTCAATTACTTTTGGATCAGCAGGTCGAAATATCCAGTGTATGTCAAGAAAAGAAGGAGTTGAAAGAAAGAGTGGAAATGTTGGAAGAGGAGTTAAAGTTGTGTAAAGCGGAAATTATTATCCTTAACCAACTCAAAAAGAAGAATGTTCGTTTAGATTCATCGTCACAAAGGTTATTCGGATGGTTTTAATTTTATTTTTTCAAGAAGGTATCACAACTTATAAAAATAAAATGATAAAATGTTGACATTATGTAAGCAAGAAACGATTCACGATTGTCGTAAAAAAATTTAATATTATGCGTTTTCTTTATCCTCTCTATCATCTTTATCATCGATATTTTCGAAATCATCGAAATTACAATGATGATCCACCACCACCACCTTCTATATCACCTTTGGAAGCATTGCAGTCTTCCTTGAATTTCGTCCACGAGTGGTCTATTTTTTTTAATGTGGACGAATCACACAACACCGAACACAGCAAAGAAGCTCTTTTCTGGTTTCTGGAAATCATGAAACAACAACATTTATCCACCGATCCATTCGATTCCACCACACTTCTTATCGCCATGCATGGGATCATCTTGCACGATGTGTTGGATAAAAAGTACATGAAGGATAACTCACAATTACAATCTTATTCGATCCTATTGGAAAATCATCTCCGGTCGGTATTACCAGTGGAGGAAGACGTGACCTTGTTGATGCGAGTGATGGATAGCATTTCTTATAGCAAGACCGTGACGGAGGATGGTGTTCAATTTCCAGAGTGGATCCCTGAAACAGGCAAATGGTGGGATATTTATCACTGGGTTCGAGAATCCGATCTTCTTGCATCGTATAATCTGACTCGAATGATTCATTTTCGTTTTCGCGAAATCCCGGTGGATCAATATGAGGATCCTGACACATGGTCGGTTGTGGTGACCGATGTGTTAGCTCTTTATCATAAAAGAATCGCGACACTTCTCGAAAAGGGTTTATTTTTGCACCCCGAGGCCCTCGAGATTGCCAAACATCTTCATTATATTTCCAGTCTCAAGATCCAACAACTCTCCCCCTCGGTCATTGTACCCGAACCCGAATGGACCTTCTTTACGATGGTTCACAAGGTTTCCTGGTCCTCGATGTTGGAGCCTTCCATCATCCGTTTGCTCCAAACATCAAAGTAGTTTTGTAATTCGTCGCACGTATGATATTTCATAAACACGGGATCGACGACAAGTGACCATAGTGTTTTACGGGAGAGGAGGCGAAACGTTGTTTTCCATTCGTTATACACATTGGCATAAGGTTTTTCACAAGATTGATTGGCAGGGATCATTTCGAGGGAATATTCTTCAGGCCATCCAAACACGGCTCCGATGCGTTTACCCCAGTTGTGGATATCACAAAAACGCAGTTTGATGAATTTGACTCGGGAACGCAACCGTGGATCCGGATGGAGCATCTCTTGGAACCCCCTTGTAAAATCAAAGTGCTGTACAAAGAATTCGGGGTAATAGGTATCGAGACCGTGTCGCCGTTCCAGGATGGGTAGTAATTGTGTTTCAAAGATTTCTTGTTGCTCTGTCATGGACATGCCTTCCCATTGTTTCATGGTCATGGAGATACGCGCGAGGTTCACACCAAGGTTTTGAAACAAGGAAGACATCTTTCGTTCCAATGGGTCCCGGTACGAATCCAGGACGATAATGGAGCCGTAGAATTGAAGCAAGAAATCGAGGATGTCGTCCGCGACCATGTGGTTGGCCTGTTGGGGGTGTTTCTTTTTAAAAAAAGGGAGGTATTCCTCCAGAAAGTGATCGATGTTGTGAACCCGCAAACACGGAATTCGGTAGGTTTCCAAGGTTTTGTAGAGGGACGTCGACCCACACTTGCCACCACAAAAGATCAACACCATGGTTTTTTCTTTTGGCGTGGCAGGAAGCACAACATCGGTCGGTAGCGTTAACCCCGGAGTGGTTGTTTCCTTCAACTCCCTTATATAATGATTCAAGAGACCCAAAATTTCCTTGCGCCGCCACTCTGCTTGTTCTTTTTCATCCCCGCCCAATAAAAAGTCATGGTCAATAACATCAGGTACTATTATTTTTGTGGCCAGACTCTTGACGCAAATAATATCACGAACAGAAGACATTGATTGGTTGCTATTGTTATTGTTGTTGTGTTTTATCTATTTAAACCACTGCGTTCATAATCCAAGAAAACAGAGACTTTTGGTTAACGATTCGTGTGGTGTAAGAAGGTCGATGATATTTTGGGTGTGAATGGTGGTTATGGTGGTATTATTAGTATCCGAGTTCGATTGACAGACCAGTTTCAAGAGGTGTCGTAACACAAATTCAAGAACCGACGTTATGGCAAGTATAGTCAGTGGTGGAAGACGGACATCGTGGATATGGAAACGCGATTGTATATCTTTGATAAACATCTTTCGGATGCGGGAAGGAGCGAACAACAAGTGACTGCGTTCGGCCATGGAGATGCGTGATGATGAGGATACCGATTTCTTCTTCTTTTTTAATGACGTGGAATACACATGAGATGTGTCATCGATAAAACGAACGGTTTCTTCACCGAGATGACCAACCATAATCATCGACACCACGGCCCGTATATCATCTTCCGAAATGGTTTTGCGCCGAGCGCATATCATCATCGTGATTCCACCATGTGTCAGGCGTTGAAGAAGACCCACCAAGGCACCGTGGATCCATTCTCTTGCATCCTTTCCAAGTTTTTTTTTGGAACCAGAACATTCGTGCGCCCACACTTTCTTGATGTAGTGATCAAGCGTCGGTTGTCGTTGTGGCTGAGTAATAGTCGTCATTATTTTTATTGCCTTGCAATAAAAAATAAAAATGTCTCTATTTTGTGCCTTTGTGCGTATGCGCCGCACACCGCGCTTGATCGGTAGGGGACGGCGGGGGGGAGAGAGGGCTCCGTTAGGTGCACTGTGCGTTGCGCCGCACACCGCGCTTGATCGTTAGGGGACGGTAGGGGACGGCGGGGGGAGAGAGGGCTCCGTCAGGAGCACCGATCGACTGTGGCCAGGGTTTCCTGGTGAACACCCGATAACCACCGATAACTTTCAAAAATCACCAGTAAAACCCT